GATGGAACAAATAAAAAATATAGATTGTAATTTTTCACCTTGTTGGAAAGAAATGTCAGCGAAAAAATTAGTCAAATGGATTTTAGAAGACAAATTAAATGTTAGATTAAATCTTCAAATTCATAAAGTTATTTGGTCACCAACAAAAAGAGGAGTATGAAAGAAAAAATTTGTATAATTGGCCATACTGGGGTTGTCGGTACTCAAGTTTATAGATATTTTAAAGAAAAAGCTCATCCCGTGATGGGATTATCTATTGATAGCCAAACTCACGATTGGGAACAAATTAATAATGATGCTGATTATGTTTTTGTTTGTGTTCCTACACCTTATGTTTGGAAAAAACAACAATATGATTTATCAATTTTGGAAGAAATTTTATATAAATTAAACGAGAAAACAGTTATTATCAAATCAACTATCCTGCCTGGCACAACAGAAGAACTTCAGAAAAAATATCCCACCTTAACCCTTTTATTTAATCCTGAATTTTTAAGTGAGACTACTGCTTGGGAGGATTTTGTTAATCCTGATAGGCAATTAATTGGTTACACCCAAAAGAGCTTAGTTCATTCTACGACAGTTCTCAATCTTCTTCCTGAAAGTCATTATGGCATAATTATGAAAGCATCAGAAGCAGAAATAGCTAAATACATCAATAATTTTCATGGTGCTTTGATGATAATTTTTGCTAACTTCTTTTATGATATATGTGAGAAAACAGGGGCAAATTTTGAAACAGTTAAGAAAGCAAGTCAAGCATCAAAATGGGTTGGTTCACCAATGGGTAGAATGTATTGGGAAGTATTTCATAAAGGTAAAAGAGGTTATGGGGGTAGTTGTTTCCCAAAAGATGTTGATAGCTTAATTAAATGGTGTAAAAAAAATAAGATTAATACTGAGATAATCGAAGCTACTAGAAAAGCTAATGTTCGTATATTAAAAAATCAAGGCTTAACTGAACAAGAAGCCGAGAAAGAGAAAAAACCAACAAAATGAAGAAAACAGTAATTATTCTATCAGGGGGAATTGATTCTACTACCCTCGCTTATTACTTAAAAGATAAAGGGCATGAACTTTATGCTTTAACTTTTGATTACGGGCAGAAGCATAGAAAAGAAATCTCAGCTGCTTTAACTATTACTCACCCGTTAAAAATACCACATAAAGTAATTGATATATCTTCAATTAAAAGTCTTCTTGAATCTTCTCTAACAAGATCAGATATCAAAGTTCCTCATGGGCATTATGCAGCAAAAAGCATGAAATCTACAGTTGTTCCTAATCGTAATATGATTATGCTTTCAATCGCTGCAGGATATGCTAGTTCAATCAAGGCTCAATTTGTTGCTTTTGCTGCTCATAGTGGTGACCATTTTATCTATGCTGATTGTAGGCCCTTATTCGCTGATGCAATGAATGGAGTCTTAATGGCTTCTTTCTTTGATGATAAAATTGTACCTAAAATATTAGCTCCTTTTCTTGGTATGGATAAAACAGATATTGTTAGAATGGGGCATATGTTAAGAGTACCTTTTGAATTAACGTGGTCGTGTTATAAAGGGTTAGAAAAACATTGTGGGCAATGTGGAACCTGTCAAGAAAGACGTGAGGCGTTTAAAGAAGCAGGGTTAATTGACTCAGTTAAATACAAAAAATGAAAAAGATACATTATACCTACATCCAAGCAGAAAAAGACTGTAAAATGCTCGCTAAAGAGCTTTCCCATTATAAATTTGATTGGATTGTAACTATGGCACTTGGAGGATTAGTGCCATCTTGTATCTTAGGCAAACTTTTAAATATAAAAAAAGTTCAAGTAGTTCCTATTAGTTATTATGAAGAAACACAAAGAAAAGAGGGTAAACCAATAATACTTGCTAATTGGTTAATTCCAGAAAATGCGAAAGTTTTATTAATAGATGATATTGTCGATACTGGAGAAACAATGAAAAAAGTTCACAATCTGTTAATAGAGAAAAACAAGAAGGTTGTTTCTGTCGCTCTTCACTATAAACCAGATAAAGCATATGCTTTCAAACCTCATTATTGGATTAATAAAACTGATAAATGGATAATCTATCCTTGGGAGGTGAATGACAAATGACTTTACAAAGCGGATCAACAAAACCATCTAAAAACAAAATTGATAGTAAAAAACTCTATAAAGCGGCAGAGTTGTTATTAGACGCAATAGAAGGGGGCAAAAGAAGAGAAGGAACAGAAAGAACTCCAGAAAGAATAGCTCGTGATTGGCCAGAGATTTTTGAAGGCTATAATTATGAACCAAAAGACATTCTCAACAGAACTTTTGAGGCAGAAAAGTATGATGAGATGATAATAATAAGCACCGATTTTACAAGCACTTGTGAACATCATCTATTACCTTTTAGAGGTAAGGCTTGGATAGGATATATTCCCAAGAAAAAAATAATAGGTTTAGATAAATTAATTAAACTCGTTTGGATGTTTTCTAAAAGGCTTCAGAATCAAGAAAGAATTACCCGTCAAGTAGCAGAATCAATCACGAAAGTCTTGAAACCCTTAGGTGTTATGGTTGTATTAAAGGCTAGTCACGACTGTGTTTCATTAAGAGGAACAAAGTCAATTAATAGTATTACTACAACTTCTTCTTGTTTTGGTGTATTTAGAAAAAAAGCAGAAGTAAGACAGGAATTTCTAAATCTTATTGAAAAATGAAATTATATTTTGCTGGATATAGTGCTTATCCAAATGAAGCCAAAAAAGCAGGTTTACAAAACATACTTGAATCTTATTTAAAATTTAAGAATAAAACAGGTAAAGGAGAGTTTATTCGATGGCATAAAAATAGAGATTTATTAGGAAAAAACATCTTTTTAGATTCAGGAGCCTTTTCTGCTTGGACGAGAAAAATTCCAATTGATATTGATAATTATGCTACTTTTGTAAAGAAATATCTCCCTCATTTGGCGGTTTATGCCAACTTAGATGTCATTGGTGATTCTAAAAAAACTGCTAAAAATCAAGAATATTTAGAGAAATTAGGATTAAAACCTTTAGCAACTTTTCACATCGGTTCGCCTTACTCTGAATTAGAAAAAATGACTAAAAAATATGATTATCTTGCTTTAGGAGGATTAGTGGGAGTTCCTTATGCAAGAAGAATAAAGCATCTAGATAAATGTTTTCGTATTATTAGATTAAAATCTAAGGTTCATGGTTATGGAGTTGGCGATTTGAAATTAATGTTGCGTTACCCTTTTTATTCAGTTGATAATACTAACTGGATAATGGGAGGGCGAATAGGAGCAGTTTACCGTTTTGATAAAGAAACAGTTAAATTACAAAGTACATGGTATAAAGATAAGCGAATTTTTGATAGAATAAAGAAGATAGATATTTATAAATTTTTTGATATGAAAAACACAGCACATAGAAACCGCACTTTAGAAAATGCTATTATATTCAAAGAAATAGAAACTTTTATAACCCATGTTTGGGAGAAAAGAGGTATTAAATGGCAAAATTAAAATATTCTCACGAAATAAAACTCATCAATGTAAATGAAATTAGATTGAATAAATACAATCCTAATATCATGGAACCTGAGTTAATGACACAATTGAGTGAAAGGATGAAAGAAGAAGGGATACTTCAACCTATTTTATTGCGTAATGTCAAACCAAAAGGGAAAACAAAATATGAAGTTGTTGACGGCGAACATCGTTATCTTGCTGCTAAAAAGATTGGTTATGAAGAAGTTCCCACTATAGTGCTTGATAAAAAACTTCCCGAAGCAATAATTTCTTCTATTAACATGAACAAATTGAGAGGCGAATTTGACACCTTAAAATTAGCAGAAGTGATTCATACTCTTCACGAAACTTACTCAATGGAAGAATTAGAAGAAAAACTTGGTTATACATCTGAACAAATTGAAGGATTAGAAAATTTACTTAATTATGATTTTGATTCATTTAGCGATGAAGGAGTCGAACTTGAAAAAGGCACAGCTGAAGAATATGAATTTAAAATTATGTTAAATGCTAAACAAAATGGGATTATTGAAAAAGCAATTGAGACAACAGGGAAAGAAAATGTTGCTGATGCCTTAGTAGTTGTTTGTTTAGAATATCTATCAAAACATGGCGGAAAAAAATCTTAAAAGTATCTTACCAACAACTGGAGAGATAAGTTTAGAAGCTCAAAATGCTGATCCTGATGATATTCACAGAATAGCCTTTCGTAGAGGTAAGGTAAGAGAATTAACACGAATGGGGTATGAACCTCATCAAATTGTTGAGATTCTCAAAAAAGGTGTTAAAGTTGGCAAAAGCCAAAAAAAAGTTATTATCTCTATTAGTAAGCAAGTTATTCAAAATGATATAAATTATCTTAGACAAGAAGATTTATCACAGGATGTAGATTTTACTGAAAAGAGAGCAGAGATATTAGACAAACTTCGATTTCTATATAATCGGGCAATTAGTGAATACTTAAATGCAAAAGGGTCAATTAGAAACAGTTTCATGAACACAGCTCTAACAATTTTAGGTAAAATAGTAGAAATAGAAGGTATAAAATCACCTGAAGGATTAAATGTTAATTTAGGATCACAAGCAAAAATAAGTAAATATGCTACTGAAATTCATAAACTAAACGAAGATGACAAAATTACTATTATCAACGCCGTTCGAAAAGTTCTTAAGCAACGCCAACCTGAAAGAATTGGCGACTCTGGAGTTTCTAGCAAGTCATCCCGAATATCAACACAAGCCAGTGACGATGAGGGAATTTCTAGAGAATCCTAATTTTGTTACTGAACAAGATGCGGCCAGACCTTTCAACAAACAACTTTTAATTAAAATCTTCGATAGCGGTAAAGATTTTAAAGACTTCGAAAATCTTGGAGAATACGAAGAAGTTCTTTATATCGCTGGAATTGGCTCTGGTAAGTGTTTAGCCAAAGGAACTAAGGTTATTAAATATTCAGGGGAAATAGATACTGTCGAAAACATAAAATCAGGCGACTTTCTGATGGGTAATGATAGTTCTCCAAGAAAAGTAATTTCTACAACTTCTGGAAAAGAAAAACTTTTTAAGATAACCCCTGTTAAAGGAGAGTCGTTTATTGTTAATGCTTCCCATGTTCTTTCATTAAAAAGAACCAATAAGGGGATTATTGCTAAAAATGGTAGGAGAGACCAACTTGCTGGTCAAATAGTGAATTTATCAGTTAAAGACTATCTTCATCTTAGTAAAAAGATGAAAGGGATTCTTAAGTTATGGAGAACAGGAATTAAATTTGATGAAAAGAAAGTTGATATTGACCCTTATTTTCTTGGGCTATGGTTAGGAGATGGAAATAAACATAATATAGGTATTACAACGCAAGACAAAGAAATTAAAAAAGAAGTCTACAACCAAGCAAAAAAATTAAATTTGTTTGTAACTGTTAACCAAAATAAAAATAAAACTTGCCCAACATATATTATTACGAGCGGGACTAGATATGGGGGGTATGGAAGAAATAAAGCATTGGAATCATTTAAGAAATATAATCTGCTTAATAATAAACATATACCATTAGAATATAAAACAAATTCAAGGAAAGCTAGATTACAATTATTGGCAGGATTAATAGATAGTGATGGTTATCAAGGAAACAATTGTTTTGAATTTTCCAACAAAAATAAAATATTATGTGAAGATGTTTTATATCTTTGTCGTTCATTAGGATTTGCTACTTATTTAAAACGAAGAACAACCAAATGTAGAAGTAAAAAGTTTACTTCCTATCGTATATCAATTAGTGGGGAGTTATCTAAAGTTCCCAATAGACTCAAAAGAAAACAATGTTCTAAAAGAAAGCAGAAAAAAAATATATTGTTAACTGGTTTCAAAATAGAATCAATTGGCGTGGGCACATACTATGGCTTTGAATTAGACAAAAACCATTTATATTTATTAGGAGATTTTACTGTTACTCACAATAGTTTTATTTCTTCACTAGCAATAACTTATATTATCTATCGCCTTCTTTGTTTAGAAAATCCACAAGCATATTTTAAATTTGCCAAAGGCACTAAGATTGCTTTTGTCAATGTTTCTAAATCATTTAGTCAAGCTAAAGACATAGTTTTTGGTGAGATTAAAAATAGAATTGATAATAATCAATGGTTTCAAAACTTTTATCCTCCTGACCCACGTATTAAATCAAAAATTAGACTGCCTAAAAATATTTTTATTATACCTATAGGCTCAAATGAAGAAGCTCCCCTTGGTTATAATATTTTTGGATCAGTTATTGATGAAGCTTCATTCCATACTTCAACTAAAGATAAAGACTATGCTGAAGAATCTTACAATCAAATTAAAAAACGTATTCGTTCTCGATTCTTTAGTAGAGGCAAAATGTTTATTATTACTTCTCCTAGATATGTTTATGATTTTGCTGAAAAGAAATGGCAAGAAGAAGAAAATAATTCTAAAGTGTTTAGACAAAGAACGCCTCTTTGGGAAGCAATGCCTGAAGAGATGTTTACTGGAGATAAATTTGATTTAGGCAATTATATTCCTAGATATCAAGGTAAAAAATTAATGGTGCCTACCGAATATGAAGACGAATTTAAACAAAATCCTGAAAGAGCAATGCGAGATTATGGTGCCGAGCCTTCAATGGCTATTCAAGGCTTTTTTAATGACGCAAATACAATTCCTGCCAATGCTAATCCTAATAGAAAACACCCTATTAGCCCTAAAACTGGCGAATTTTCTGAATGGTTCTTTAACTTAAAAAGTAGTGAGAATTTTGATACTGATAAGCGATTTATTCATATCGATTTAGGATTAAATAAAGAAGGGAAAGGTGACTGTGCTGGTTTTGCTATGGGGAAATTTAATGGTTGGGTAGAAGCAAAAAGCTCTGAGGGTAAGATTGAGAAACGCCCTAAAATCTTTATTGACTTTATGTTAAAAATAGAAGCAAAACCAAAAGACGAAATACAATTTGAGGATATTAGAAAATTAGTTTATAAATTAAGAGACATTGGTTATAATATTCATAAGGTAACTTTTGATGGATTTCAATCGGTAGATAGCGTTCAAACTTTGAAATCAGCAGGATTTAATGCTGACTTTTTTTCAGTAGATAGAAAACCAGAACCATATTACACTCTTAAATCTGCCCTTTTAGACAAAAGATTAGATTATTATCATTACCGCCCATTAATTGAAGAATTACAACAATTAGAAGAAGTTAGAGCTTTAAAGATTGACCATCCAAGAGGTGGTTGTTTTACAGGAGAAACCAGGGTATCGCTTCTAAATGGAACACAACCTACCTTTAAAGAGTTATCTAAGAACTATTCCAAAAAACCATTCTGGGTTTATACTATTAGGAAAGACGGAAATATTGGAGCTGGCTTAGCAAAGAACCCAAGAATTACTTATAAGAATGTTGATATAATCGAAATAGAATTAGATAATTTCCAAATAGTTAGATGTACACCAGAACATAAGTTTCTACTCTTAAATGGAAAGTATATCGAGGCACAGAACCTAACTACTAGCATGTCTTTGATGCCACTTTACAGAGTGGTGAGTAATAAGGGGGGGTGGAAAGATTACGAAAGATTTTGGAATCCAAAGACAAAAAAGAGATTGTTGACCCATCAAGTGATATTTAGACAATTTAACAAAGAACTAAATGAAATTACCCATCATAAAGATGGCAATAAAAGAAACAATACACCACAAAATTTAAACGGATTATCCAGATATGAACATGGCAGTCACCATACCAAGAAACGTCACAAGGAAGATACAGAATATCATAGGAAGGTAGTTGGGGCTACAAGTAGGTATGTCAAGAGTAAATTGGGAAGGGAAAATTCACGGCTTAATATGATTAAAGTAAATAAAAGACAATATCCACTCAGAGGAGCAAAGAGTAATCACCATATTCTATCTATTAGAAAAGGTGGCAAAATGGATGTATATGATTTAGAGGTAGAAAAAACTGGCAATTTTGCTTTATCGGCAGGGATATTCGTTCATAATTCAAAAGATGTCGCTGACGCAGTTGCTGGAGTTTGTTATCATTGTGCCCAAGGAGTACCAGGGCGTGGTTTTAAAATTGTAGGTTAAAACTTGTATTTTTTTGATAAATAATGTATTATTTCTATAGAAAGCTATGAAATTCCCAAAGATTTTAGAAAAAACCATTTTAAATAGCCAAAACGTCAAGAAAAGATTTGATGAGATTAAAATTGAAGCCAAAAAAGAACTTCAACAAGATTTAAGGATAGAATATAATAAAGAAGTATCTAAAACAGTTGAGAAGGCTTTAAAGACAAGTAGAAAAGAATGGGCATTAGATACAGCGAAAGCTCTAGATAATAAATTTTCTAAGTCAAGAAAATATATTTCTACTTCAGGTCTTGGAGAAAAATTTCTTGCTAATGTTTACGGGTCAGGTAAAAACTACGATACATTAAACACTTTGTTCAGTGATTCGCCTGGTTCGATTCAATGTTCTTCAAGAATTAGAGATGCTGTTTTAGGAAGTGGGTATGTAATTAAAGCTCCAATTGACGGCGAAAAAGGCACTAAAAAAGATTTCAATCGTTTAATTAAATTCTTCGATAACCCTAATCCTGATGATACAATCGAAACACTTCTTGGTGTCTGTGTTGAAAATTATCTTTGTTTTGGTAATTTTTATTTAGAAAAAGTTCCAACAAAAAAAAGTAGCAATTGGAAAAAAAAGCCAATGGAAATCGCCGAACTTTATAATCTTGACCCAACTAAAATGACAATCTTAGTTGATGCAGAACAAAAAAAGAAAGGTGTCTTAGTAAAAACAGGATATAAAAGAACGACAGATCAAAACAAAGCAGTTATTTATAGTTTAGATGAAATTTTCCATTGTAGGCGACCTAGCAGAAGAGCAAATTTGTATGGCAGGGCTGTTCTAGAAGATAATACAGCAACTCTCCAACTACTTTTAAGAGCGATTACTTACAATATCAATATTTTAAAAAATGGTGGTCGCCCTCCAATTCAATTAATTCTTCCAGAAGATTCTACTGAAGCAGATGCAGATTCAGTTTCAGCATGGTTTGAAAAGAATTATATGGGATCTTACAATGCTGGAAAAACACTGATTACATTCAAAGGGGCAAAAGCAGAGGCTTTAGGGTTAACATTGCAAGATATGTCTTACTTAGAGCTTCTTAAATTTGGTTTAAGAGAAGTCGCAGGGCAATATGGTGTACCTCTACTACTTGTTGGTTTTCCAGAGGGAACAAATCGTGCTACAGCATCAGAGGCACGACGTTCTTTCTATTTGACTAATATCTACCCTTTAAGAAAATTAATCTCACAAAAGATTACTACAGAGATTATCGAAAAGGGTATGGGAATTAAAGGCTGGCGATTAGATTTTAAAACTGCTGGTTTGGAAGAATCAGAAGCTTCGAGACGAGACTTTATGACTGCTCGAGATAAAGGATTATACTCATTTAATGAAGCAAGAATGGCAATGGGATTACTGCCAATTGATGAACCTTGGGCTAATAAATATTATTTATTGAGCACTAAGAATGATTCATTAATTGAGGTTGAAGATGCAATAGGAGCAGTATCTGATACAGAAAATCCTACGGCAGAAACGGGAAAACCTAAAAGAGAACCAGGAGAAGAAAATCCTGAAGAAGATGAAACATCTCATGAATAGTTGATTTTTAACTCAATTTGTAGTATAATTAGGAAAGTTATAAGTTTAAGGTATAGAAAGGAGGTAAAGTATGCCAAATGGTCAACCAAATATTCCAAATTCAAATCAAAAAACTGTTAGTGCTTTAATGAGAGTGAAATCCTTCGTTTCACCTGAAAACCCTGATAATAAACAATTAGAAACATTTGATAAAGAAGTCAACGATTTTCTTCAAACTATTGACAATCAAAAGAGATTTTTAAATGGTCGCAATGCTTATTCTATAGGTAATAAAACATATGTTTTAGTTTGGTACCTTGATAAAATTCCAGAAGCTCCAGTTACTCAACCTTTTGGAGATAAAGTAAAACCAGCAGAACCAATAATGGAAAAAAATGACAGAGATACTAATACCGAAGACAAAAAAGATAAATGAAACAGAAGAAGTAACTTTGCCTGTTGTTAGATGTAGTGTTTGCGGGAATCCAACAACACGAGGATTACATCAGGTAAGGTTAAAACTGGTAAGGAGGGGGTTTCTAAAAAAGAATGATTTTGGTAAGTACGTTAAAGTACCACCAGTGATGAAAAGAGAAGACGTTTATATGTGTTTACATTGTGTAGAAGAACATAAAAAATGGCCAGGCAAAAAACCGACATAATTAATAATTAAAATTCGAACCCACCTATGGCAATAAAACAGGTTAAAACACCTAAACCTAAAGAAGAACAACAAAAGCCTTTATTGCAAATTACTTTGCCGACGTCAGCTGATATGAACCCAAAGTCGCCATTGTCAATTGGGCAACATAATTCTTGTGCTCAGAAAAACTTTAAACAAGTAGCCGATTTGATATTAGCAATTATTAATAATCAAAAATTAATGGGTTTAGCTATTACTGATTTAGATAAGAAAATTAAAGAATTACAAAAAAACATGAAGATAGTAAGTAAAAATATAAGAGAATTTATAAAAGAAAATAAAAATGAACCAATTACCAAATCCTAATATTAAATTAAAAGAAGCCTTTGGGCTCGATGTTTTCAAAGAACGTCTAAGAAAAAGAGAAATTTGGATTAACGGAGTAATCGATGAATCTTTAGTTGAAAAGCTTTACGTTCATCTAATTAAACTTCAAGAAGAATCTCAACAACTTCCTATTATTGTAGTAATTAACTCTAATGGCGGTCATTTTTATGAGTCAATTGTCGGTACTGATGTCATGGGAACAATTGAACCTGTTGTTAAAACAATTGCTATGGCTAGTGCTGTTTCAGGAGGTTTTATTCTTTTTATGGGTGGTCAAGAAAGAATTTGCCATGATTATACTAACTTAATGATGCACTCAGTAGGTTTCGGTATAGCAGATAAAGTTCCTGATATTGAAGCTAGAGTTAAATACATTAAAAACGTTCAAAAGAAAATGGCTAGATTTTTTTCTTATCAAACTGATGGCAAAACAACTCCAGAATATTGGGAAAAATTGTTTGAAAGTGGGAAAGATAAATGGTTTTCAGTAGAAGAAGCAGTAAAATTAGGAATTGTTCACAAAGTTATTAAACGTAAAGAGATGATTAATCCAAATTCTCAAACTCGACCTAGATATACTTGGGATTTAACAGATATAGCCAGGAGTCAACAATGATGCCTAATGGAGAAGTCAAACACACAGATCATACTGCTGTAAGAGGTTTTGAAAAAGCAGCACAAAATGTAATACCAATTCAACCTTGGCAATGCCCTTATTGTCTAGAAAGATTCGGGCAAAAAGGAAGAAAGTCTGCTCAGGTAACGATAATGACAGCAAAAGGGCAAGACAAATGGTGTCAAGAGTGTTACGAAAAAGGAGTAGAAAAAGGCATCTGTCTTAAGGTTAAAAAACTATCAAAAAAAGAAAGAAAAAAAATGAGGATAGATAAATGGCAAAATTAAGATCGACAACTGTTTGGAAAACCATTAGAGAATTTCGGGATTTTCGACTTGAATACGAAAAAAATGAAAAAACTAAATTTACTAATTTATTTACTAAAATTGAGGGTTATTTACTAAAATTGGTTAATTTTAAAATAGAGGATATAGTAGATAAGGAGAAAAACTAAAAGGGAAAATATGAAAATACTTTTATACGGAGATTACACAAAATGGAAGAGCGGCTTTGCTCGAGAAATTCGAGATATCTTGCCTTATCTAAAAAAAGGTAATGATGTTAGACAAGTTGCTCTTGGCTACAATGGTTATCCAATTGACAAAGATATGGTTATTTACCACACCAAAACTCCTGAAGTCAAAAATCACTATGCCCAAGAAGTTTTACATTACGCTTTAGATGATTTCCAACCTGACATTGTTTTAACTGTTCAAGATTTTTGGATACTTCCTAAAATATCATTTACTTTGGCTCATCCAGGTAAGTTTAAATGGGTTCATTGGGGAACTTTAGATGCTGAACCATTAGATTTCTATTCAAGAGAATCTTTGAATTGGATGCATTATTGCTTCTGGCAATCTCATTTTGGAGCGATTGAATGTAAAATGGTTTGCCCAAAATTAATGGGAGAAGTTATTTATCCCTCAGTTGACCCAAAAATATTTCATAAACTTGATAAAGAAAAGCTAAAGAGGAAATTTAAACTGAGCGAATTTAATGTTTTGATATGTAATGCTAGAGGGCAACAAAGAAAGAATGTTCCCGTCTTATTAGATGCTTTTAAAGAAGTTTTAAAAGAGATTCCTAATACTGTTTTAATCCTTTCTTCAGGAATAGAAAGAACCAAAACGGATTCAGGCGAATTTGATGGTTATGACTTAGAAAGATTTGTCAATGAATTAGGTCTAATTGATTATGTGCTTCTACCTAGAAACCACAATAGAGGGCCAATTGATGACAAAACTCTTAATATTCAATACAATCTTGCCGATATAAATATTTTACCCTCATGGGGAGAAGGGTTCGGTTTGCCTTTTATTGAGGCAGGAATTTCTGATGTTCCCTCTATTGGTGTTGATTGTTCGGCAGTTCGTGAGATTGTTAAAGACAGGGGTTTGTTAGTTAAACCAAGAGCTTATGCTTATAATTTAGATGGTTCTAAATATCAAATTTGCCACCCTGATGATTTAAAAGATGCTATTGTAAAACTACTTAAAGATAAGAAATTGAGAACCAAATATGGCAAGTCGGCAGCAGAATTTGCTAAGAAATTAACACCAGAAAGTCGTGCTAAATTGATGTTAGATAGATTTCAAAAATTAATTAAAGAAGATGCTCAACCAGCAGCAAGGAGGTAAAAATGGCTAGAAAATCAGGCAAAGGCGATAAGCCCAAGCGAGAAAAAAAGAAACCAAAGAAGAAAAAAAAATGAGTTATCCAAGTTTTGACGAAGCTTATAAAAGCGGTAGTGAGGCAGAAGATGAGGTTTTGGAAATTATCCAAAAAAAATATCCTCGTGCTCATAGAACGAAAGGGTATTTCAAAGAATATGATATTTATGTACCAGAAACTGATGACAAAATTGAAGTTAAGAGAGATAAATGTGCCGTTGAAACGGGCAATTTTTTCGTTGAAACAATGTATGATGATAAACCATCGGGAATTGAAACAACAGAATCAAGTTTTTGGGTTTGGGTTGATAACGAATTAACTATTTGGATTCGAACAGAAGCCTTGAGATACCTAATTCAAGACAAAAAAGGAATTACTTTTGAAGCAAATGGGAAAAAAAGTCGAGGCGGGAAAATAATAGGAAGAGAAGAATTAATATTTAGTCAATATGTGAATTGCTATGAAAGACCTAGTCAGCATCATTTGCCCAACTTATAATAAAATTGAGTTTCTAAAACAGATGATGAAATCTATTGAGAAAAATACTCAATGGCCATTTGAGCTTATTATTGTTGATAATGCCTCTAACGACGGCACTCAAGAATATGTGCTTAATGCTGGCTTTAAAATGAAAGGGCAATATCTTAGAAATGAAGAAAACAAAGGCTTTGCTATTCCCAATAATCAAGGAGTAGAAGTAGCTAAAGGCAATTTTCTCTGTTTTCTAAATAATGACACAATAGTAACTAAAGGATGGTTGACAGCAATGATGAATGTTTTCAGTGAAGAAAAAGCCTGTGGGATTATTGGAGCTCGTCTTGTTCACCCTGGTAAAGGAACTATTCAACATGCAGGTATTATTGAACATACCTCTTCTAAATTGCCTGACCATATCTATTTTAAAAAGCCGATGGATTATTCTTTAGCGATGATTAGAAAGCAGTATTTCGCTGTTACTGGGGCTTGCATGGTTACCCCTAAAACTCTTTATGAGGAATTAGGAGGATTTGATGAGCAATTTTGGTGTGGATGGGAAGATATGGATTATTGTTACGATAAAGAAACTCAAATAATGACTAAGAATGGAATAAAGTATTTAAAAGATATTACCTTATTAGACGAAGTAATGACATATAACAATGATACAAATGAGATTGAATACCAGAATCCAATTAGAACAATTAAGAAGAAAGAAAAAGAATTGCTTTCGTTTAAAAATAAACGAGTAGATATACAATGTTCAAGGGACCAAAAGTTATTAGTTGGTTATTTTAGGAAAGAAAAAACAAGAGGTTTAAATTTTAAAGAAGTTGATTTTATTAAAGCTGGTGATTTAGAAAAGAAACTATGGAATAGACAGTCTAGATATTTTATAAGAACTGCCAATGGCAAATGGAATGGTAATAATAGAATAATTGAGATTAATGGAAAATCATATAATACAGATTTATTTGTTAAATTATTAGCATGGTATCTATCAGAAGGGTGTGTAAATCATTCTGATAAGATTAAATATAACTATGGAATAAAAATCTATCAAAACAAGAAAGAAAATTATACTGAAATAGTAAAACTTGTTTCTGATTTAGGATTTAAACCTAAATGTTATAAAAATGTAGTTGTTTTCTATGATAAAGATTTATATTCATATTTAAAATTATTTGGAAAATCTGATAAGAAATATATACCTGATAATATAAAATCTCTGCCAATTGAATATCTTAATGAATTTATCAGGACATACATTAAAGGTGATGGTTCAATTAAAAAGAATGGCAACTTTTCTTTATTTACATCATCAGAAAGAATGAGAAATGATTTAATTGAGCTTTTAATAAAAACTAATCAATCATTTACTTTTCATAAAAATATTGGAAAAGAAACAAAATTTAAGAATGGAATTTATAAAACAAAAGATTGTTGGGTAATTCAATGTTGTAATCAGAGAAAAAATAATATTGCATTTTTACCGAAACCAAAAGTAATTGACTATAACGATTATATTTATGATGTAGAGGTTCCAAACCATACAATTTATATTATTAGAAATGGAAAAGGTTGTTGGTCTTCTAATTGTCAGAGAGTAAGAAGAAAGGGATATCGAATCTATTACGAACCTACATCATTGGTTTATCACTATGAATCAAGAACTGAGGGAAGATATTCAAAAGAAGGTTCAAACTTTAGTTTATATATGCAAAAATATGTATTGGGAGAAAATGAAAGTAGTTAAAAAAGGTATTAAAAAAGCGATTATCGTTTATGAAGACCCTGACTTAAAGGAAGGTCGTAGAGTTGTCTTTGGCGAAATTCCGTTTTTAATGGAATTCATGATGGAACAATTACCTTTAATTTGGGAACGATTACAAAAAATGTCGGGAAGGAAATTTAGTAGCCCTTTTGATATGATTAAATATTATAAAGAAATTAAAGAAGATGGGATAAAAATTCATGATGTTGAAGCAGCAGAGGATATGGAAATGTCTTTAACTTATGAAGTAAAAAAGGTAAAATAAAACTATGAATATAATAATTAAAACACCAGTTCAGATATTTATAAATGATAAGTTCTTTTGTATTGCCAATGAAGTAGAAGTTAAAAGAGATGACCCTAAATTTAAAAAAAATCTTCTTCCTGACAATGTAAGATTAGATCCAGGGCAATTTACAGGCACAGTTATTAATATCAAAAAACCAGCAATGACAAAAGCAGAGAAAAAAGAGGTTAAAAAAAGACTAAAAGTTGAACCTTACGATGAGTTTTTTAGAAGGATGGTAGATGCTAAAGACGATCCAAATGCTCATTTACCGATCGAGTAAATTATATTATAATAAATAAATTAAAAGGAGAAGTATGGCAAAAGAAAAACCAATAAAAAAAACATCAGTAAAAGAACCAGTAGTAAAAGAACAAAAGATAGTAACATTGAAAGAAAAAATTGATGGTGTTGTAGAAAAGTATGGAGATAAAGAAGAACTTAAAAAGCAAATTTTTGGATTAATTCAGAGAGTTTTATACCCAGATCAATTTTGCCCTGAATGTAATGATAGATTGTTTTTTAACCCTACTGGCTGGTCTTGTTCTAATTGTGGCTATCAACAACAAACAACCCCTAAAACTACTACTCAACCAACGACAAGACCTTCACAAGGAGGAAAAGTTCCGCCTCAAGTAGAAAAAATGATTCAATCTGCAGAAGAACCTCGTAGAGTTTCTGCTCCTACAAAAAAAGGTCAAAGTATTAGAAAATTAGTTGACCAATTAGATACTGGAGGGCCTGTTGCACCAACACAACAAGATGAAGCAATGGTTAGACGTGATAGAAATGTTGGTCGTGAGGTTAATTGGGTATAAAATATGGAAGAGTTTTTTAAAAAATTAAAGATTGGGGCATTGACCGACCATTTCGATTTATTAGGAGGAGGTACAATTCATGCCTTTAAATTTTTAGAATATCTAAAAAGATATTATGACATTGATGTCTATCTTCCCAAAGCTCCAAAAACACAAGAGTGGATGGATACCTTTCTTCATTTAGATACAGAAGGATTAGCTTTTTACAAATATACTAAAGGTATCGGTGAAAAATATAATTATATGTTTCTTAATATCTCTCATTGGAGAGCAGAAGAAACAAGAGCTCTTAAAAAATTTATGCTTGTTTTCTTCCCTCAATTTTTCTTTCCCCTCTACGATTATGAATTTCTAGCTAATTCAGAATATACCAAGAAAAATATTATCAAGAGATGGAAACAACCTGTTAAAAAAATTCATGTTGTTTACCCTCCAATGATGATTTCTCAGTTCAAACCTAGCAAGAAAAAGACTAATGTTATTATTCATGTTAGTAGGCTTACTCCTCCAGCACCAGAAGCAGATAAAGGGCATAAACAAATGATTCAAGCCTTTAAAGAAATGTGTGATGAGGGCCTAAAGGGTTGGCAATTTCATATTGTCGGGCAAGTTCAAGACTTTAATTATGTATCTGACTTAAAAAAACAGGCTGTTGGTTATCCAATTGTCTTTCATGAAGGAATCCCATTTGTTCGATTACAAAAACTTTATGGTGAAGCTAAGATTTATTGGCATCTGACAGGAATAACTATGCCTAATCAACCAGGAGCACAAGAACATTTCGGCATGACAACTGTTGAAGCAATGAGTAGCGGATGTGTACCTGTAACTTTAGCTACTGGAGGGCAATTAGAAATCGTTAAAGATGGATCTAGTACAGTTGGAGGAAATGGTTATTTAATTAAAAATATAGAGGAATTAAAAAACGAAACTGAACTTTTAATTGATAATCCATCTTTGTTAAACAAATTTTCAATAGCAGCACAAGCAAGAGCTAAAGATTTTGATGAAAAAATTACTAAAAAGAAATTTTACTCTACTGTGATTGGAACAAATAAAGTTTCAATTATTATTCTTTGTTGGAATAATTCAAGATATACTAAAGAATGTGTTGAGCAACTTTACAAAGTTACCCCACCAGGCTTTGAATTAATCATTGTAGATAATGCTTCTACTGATAACACAAAAGCGGTTTTACAACAATTAAAAGAAGAGCATAAAGATATTAAATTAATTTTTAATAAAAGTAACTTAGGCTTTGCTGGTGGCAATAATATTGGTCTTAAACAAGCAACTCGATCTTATATTTGTTATTTGAATAATGATACTCTTCCACAATGGGGCTGGTTAGAAATGATGATGAAAGTTTTAGAAACAAAACCTAAAGCTGGAGTTGTAGGGGCAAGATTATATTTTCCTAAACACAAAACAAGAAATTGGATAATTCAACACGCAGGTATTACTTTTCAAAGTGGTGAACCCAAACATATTGATGGTCGCAGAGAAGAAGTTAATCTTCAAAAAGTAGGAATTGAGGAAATAGAAGCAACAACTGGAGCTTGTATGCTTGTTAGAAAGCCTCTAGCAGGGTTTAACGAACTATTTATAAGGGGATACTATGAAGATGGAGATTTATGTTTAAGAGCCAGAGAAAAGGGCTACAAAGTTTATATTAACCATGAAGCACAACTTGTTCATTACGAAGGAACAAGTCAAGATATTGTTAAAACAGCAAACAAGGCAGACTTTGCTAGAATTAGTCTGAAAAATAAGGTACTATTTCATAAACTTTGGGATAAAAAAATGACAAAATTACCAAAAATTAGTAAAGTATTAGATATGTCAAACACAAGTAAGAAGCAAAACATAGAAATAGGAGGAGGAGAGTACCCTCTACATTCTAATTATGCCCAATTAGACTTGAGAAAACTACCTCTAATTAAATATCAAAACGATGCTAGATTGCTACCTTTTGATTCCAATTCTTTATCAAACATCTGTTCTTGTTATATGCTTCAATGTCTAAATAAAAAAGATGCAATAGAAGCATTAAAAGAATGGTATCGTTGTTTAAGACCTGGAGGGAAACTAGAACTTCACGTTCCTAATTTAGATAAAGTAACACGAATGTTTATTGCTACACAGGATGAAGATTTGCTAAAAGAGATTTATGGTGAACAAAAACATGAATTGGATTACTATCAATATGGCTGGACCTTCCAAACAATAGATAGACTTTTATCAAAAGTTAATTTCGTAAGAGTGCTTCTCACAAAAAAACCTAAAAATAAACCTTATGCTTTATCAGTAATAGCATATAAACCAAAATGAAAATAGCAATCGGTATAATCTCATGGAATAGACCAGAATACCTTAAGCAATTAATAAAAACGCTTGAAATTAATGATTGCTCTGAAGTAGATTTTCATCTTTTTCAAGATGGGGCAGTTTGTAAATTTACTGGTAATGAACTTACTGAATCAGACAAAATTATTGAAAGCATAAAATTATTTCATAAATCAAAGCTTCCTAATAAATATTATCACATTAGAGATAAAAATGTTTCAGTTGCCATTAGCCAATTTGAGGCAATGAAATTTCTTTGTGAGAATTATTCTCAATTTATCTTTCTAGAAAATGATGTTATTGTTAGCCCCAATTTTATTGTAATAATGAAAAAACTACTTAATCAATTCGAACATGATGAAAGAATTGCTTGTATCTCTCCAGGATTAGGATTACTTTGTAAAGAAGATAAGGTAAAAGAAAATCTTGATAAATTAGTTTTTAAGAGAGGGCATTTTTGGGCTGAAGGATGTTGGGCTAAAAAATGGAAAATAATAGAAAAAGAATATATGGCCTATTATAATATAGTGAAAGATAAGCCCTACCGAAAAAGAGATGAGGGGGCAATTAAAACTTTATTTGAGAATAATGGTATAAAAATGATAACTACTTCTCAAGACAATGGCAAGGATTGGGCAATTATCAAGACGGGAATGAAAAGAGCAAGGTTAGTAGTCAATAGGGCAACGGGGATAGGCGACTGGGGAATACATAGCAATCCTGGAAAATTAAAAGCAACCAACGATGGGCATAATAAAATACATGCTTTTGAAGAAGAATTAAAAATTAAAGAGTTTAAATTATGACTCTATCAATTCGGCCAAAAATTAGCGTTATTGTAACAACTTACGATAGACTCGTTATGCTTCAAAGAGCAGTTGATAGCATTTTAAATCAAACTTTCCAAGACTTTGAAATTATTGTAGTAGATGATTGTTCAAGCAAACCATTATTATTAAATATTCCAGAAAAAGATAAAAATAGAGTTACTGTAATACGAATGCCTTGGAATACTGGATTTCATACTAGACCCAAAAATGTAGGTATAATGTGTTCTAAAGCAAAAGTCATTGCCTATTTAGAAGATGATAATAGATTTCTTCCGAATCATCTTGAATCTCTTTATAAAGTCTTAATTCAAACAAATGCTGATGTAGTTTACGGTGATAGAACCTATAAATCAACTATTCCTAACGAAAGAAGATTTATGGGCAAAATGAGCAAAGATTTTGATTTGAAACTACTTGAAAAAGGAAATTATATTGATACTTCAGATATTATGCATACAATGACATCATTGATAGATGTTGGATATTGGGATATACGCTGGGAAAGAAAACCTGATTGGTTATTAATGCTGGCGTTTAGCAGAGCTAAAAAGAAAATTATTCATGTTCCAGAAGTAATTACTGAATATAATTGGCATGATTCTAATTTATCAGCGACTCCTATAAGGTTACAAAAAAGATTTATTGACGACTTATGAAATTAACAGCAATTATTCTACATTATTATCCCGAACGTACTGAGAATGTATCAAAAATCATAAAAGATTTAAAGAACAATTCTCATCCACCAGATGAAATAATTGTTTTTAATAATAATCCTGATATGACCTATTCAAATAATGGTATGTCAACAGTAATAAATAGTGGTAAAAATTATGGAGGAAGGGCACGATATTTAATCGCATTACTCGAGCCAAGCGATTATTATTATTTTTTGGATGATGACGTTACGGTTGAAAAAAATACAATAAAAAATTTCTTAAAATATGCCCATGATGGTTGTTGTTTCGGATATTGGGGTAAGATAATTAATCCAAAAGTTCCATTATGCTATCGAACAGGCAATGAATTTTATGGTCAACGCCTCGGAACTCCACAAGAAGTTGATTTATTGGTTGGTAGAGGAACTTTCTTTGTGTCATTTTCAGCTTTTATGAACATGATTAAAACAGAAACAAAATTACTAAAAGAAGGATTTGTTTTTGGAAGAGAAGAAGATTTAATTTTAAGCATGAGTAATCGTTGTTTTGTTATTCCTGCAGGAGCAGGTGAATGTTTTATTGGATTACCTGAGGGAGATGTTGGTTATTGTAAACAACCTAGACATTGGGAATTAAGAAATGATATGGCTAAAAAACTGTATCCGATAAGAAGGCAAATGGATTCTATTCCTGTTTCTGATAAACTTAAACTTAAAGTAAAAATAAAAAAGGAAGAGAAAAAAAATGATTATAAACCCATGTAATCTTAATATAAAAATTAAAGGAGAGGATAAATAAATTATATTTAATAAGAAAGGATCTATGAATAAAAACTTTTACCAAATTAAAGAACAAAGAGAAGATTGGGCTAAAGAAACTTTACTTACAGATGAATCACTTGTTGCTAAAGGAATTGAAGAAAAAATGTTAAAATGACAGATTATAGAAAGGCAATATAATGGCAAAAATATCCCTATACGATAATAACGAGAAATTAGCCTACAATCCCAACACTATGAAGAATGCTGGGGTTGGAGGAACACAGACAACCATTATTAATGTTGCTCAAGAATTGGCTAAAAAAGGGCATGATGTTACTGTTTATATTAAATGTAACTTTCCTGATATTTATGATGGAGTTAAATATTATCAATATTATGATTACAAGCCTTTAAAAGAAGATGTTTTAATTGGTTTTGAGAGTTTACCAAAAGAATATAATGCTAAAAAAGTTTTTAATTGGTCAACAAGAATTGCTGTTGAAGATGTAGTTAAATATCCAGATGTTGATAAATTAATCGTATCAAGCGAATGGCATCGAGATAGATATGCTTCTGAGTTGCCTAATGAATTAGTGAAAAAGATGACTGTTATTGAATTGGGAGTAAGTGAAGAATTTTTTAAAGATACCAAAAAATGGGAGTTTAGTATTACTTATGCTGGGCATCCTTACAAAGATGGCATGGAATCCCTTATTGAAACAACAAGACGATTAAAACCAAAAATGCCTGATTGTCAAATTCATGTCTATGGAAGTGGCAAATTATGGGGTTGGGATGATGAACAACATCGCTCTCTGTATGATAAATTGATTCATTCAAAAATTCTTTATCACGGGCAAGGTGGTAAAAGATGCATGATTAAACAATTCAATGGCTCTCAGATTTTCTTATATCCTACTGGAAAGAAAATTCAAGAAGCATTTTGTTTGGTAATTTTAGAAGCTATGGCGGCAGGTTGTATAGTTATTGCTAGTGATAATGGAAATATTAAAAACCTGGTTGGTGATACTGGATACATCATTCAGGGAGATATTAAAGATTATAAATGGCATTTGGAAGCAGTTGATAAAATAATGAAATTGTTTAGCAATCATTCTTTAATGAACAAGTTAAGCAAACTTGCAATTAAAAAAGCAAAAGAATACACTTGGGAAAAGACGGCAGAAAATTTAGAGAAACTGTTATAAAAGTTAGAAAAGTCAAACTATTGTTATGAAAATAGGATATGCTTACGTTGTGGCTGACCTGATACACATTGGTCACCTTAAACACCTTCAAGCCTGCCGAGGCTTATGTGACAAACTTATAGTCGGCGTTCTCACAGATGGTGCAACCTTGGAAAGGAAAATCAAACCTATCATCTCTTTTGGTGAAAGGCTAGAAACTATTAAATCTCTTGCGTGTGTTGACGTAGCCGTCAAACAAGAAACTTATTCCCCATTGCCAAATGTTGCCCAATTACAACCTGACATATTGTTTGAAAGTACAAGCCATAAGAAAGAAGATTTTTCTCATGCGAAAAAAGTGTTAAATAAGTATGGTGGCAGACTGATGGCCATGCCTTATTTCGCAGGGCAAAGTTCTACATCTATCAAAAATAAGATATTAAAAGTTTGGTCACACACTGAAGAGATACATCCTAAAGTTATAAATTTAAAAAGGAGTCAAAATGACAAGTCATAAATTGTCGATGTTAAAATCATTTCTTTGGAGAGTAATGGGAGTGTTTATTTACGCCGCTGTATTTTACTTCTTTACTGGAAAATTACAACTTACTGTAAAAAGCACAATAGTACATCACACAACGTTCTTGTTCGTGTTTTATTTACATGAAAGATTTTGGATTTGGCTTAAAAAACCAAATAGCAAGGTTAAAGCTTTATCTTATGAAATTATCTTAGGTATGGGTTTAGGCGGATTGATAGTTTATTATTTCACAGGAACATGGAAAACGGTTACTCTAATAACTGGAACTTATACCGCTATTAAGATTATTACCTACTACATTAATGAAAAGGTTTGGGCTAAAATAGAAAATGAAAGGAGATAATTTGTTTAAAAATAAAAGCATATTAATAACTGGCGGTTCTGGATTTGTAGGTAAAGCATTACTTAAAAGAATTATTGAATTTAAAAAGTTAGTTGTGTTTTCAAGAAGCCCAATAGAGCAAATAAATCTTTGTGAAAAATATCCCAATGTAGAATTTGTATTAGGAGATTTAAGAGATTTAAAAGCTGTTAAAGATGCTGTTAAAGACATCGATATTGTTATTCATGTAGGAGCTATTAAATATGTTCACTTAGCTGAAATTCAACCAAGGGAATGTGTTTTGACAAATATTTTAGGAAGTTTAAATGTTTTAGAAGCAGTAGAAGAAGAAAAAAATGTTGAAGTTTGTATCGGTATCTCATCAGACAAGGCTGTTCATGCAAGTAATGTATATGGAGCGAGTAAATATATTATGGAAAAGCTTTTTGCTGAAGCAAATAGAAATTCAAGAATGACTAAGTATTGTTGTTTCAGGGGTGGAAATATCAAGGGAAGTACTGGTTCTGTTTATGATATCTGGGGGAAACAAAAAAAAGAAAAGAAGCCAATTACTGTAACTAATCCGAATATGACACGTTACTTTTTTTCAGTTGATGAAGCCATCGATTTGATTTTTTATGCTATCAAAAACACAAAAGGTGGTGAAGTATTTACTAAACAAATGCCAGCTTGTAAAATGGGTGATTTGGCAAAAGAATTTTCTGAAGGGAAAAAGATTAAGATAATTGGCTCAAGAAAAGGTGAAAAAATGCATGAAAAACTTGTTGCTAATTATGAAAAGATAGAAAAAGATGGCAATATAATTATTATTAAAGATCCTCTATGAAAACACCGTTAGTTAGCTTAATCCTTGTTTGTTATAACAAATTTGAAAACTTTGAAAATATTATAAAAGCATGGATTAGTCAACCAGAAATTGATGATATTATAATTCTAGATAATTCAGGTACATTCAAAACAGAATTGCCTGTATTAGTTGTTAATGTAAATAGGAATTTAGGAGTACAAGGGAAATATCCTTTAGCGTTTTGGGCAAAACATGATTGTATTATGTTTTTTGATGACGATATTATGCCTAAACAAGGTCTTGTTGCCGACTACTTAAAACATTGGACAGGTGCTAGGTTATTATCATTACTTGGTAGAAATTTTACTGGCAAGGCTTACTATGGTTCTCCAGAAAAGAAAGGATCAAGAATGTTTTGGGCTAATAATGTAGACCATTTACAAAAAGTTGAATGGGTAGGAGCTGGTGCTTGTATGATTCACAGAAGATACTGTGCCCTTCCCGTTGCTAAAATTTCATCATTAGCTGCCTCAATAGCAGAAGATTTGTGGGTAGAAAAACAAATCAGAGATAAAGTTGATTTTTATGTTGTTCCTACTGATAATTGGCAAAGTTTACCAGAGCAAAAAGATTCAAAGAGAGCCATGCATCTTGGTTCTTACATATCAGGAGGTGGAGAGAGATGGAAAAAATTAAGAGAAAAATATGCTAAAAAATGGGGATTTGTAAAATGAATAAGAAAACTCGACCAAAAGGTTATCAATATCTACAAATTTTAAAGGATCATGTTGGTAGTTTGGATAAAATCTTCAATGGTGAATTAATTTATCCAAGACAAATAGAGATACATCTACCTGCCGATCATAAAAACCCTTGTAATTTTAATTGTTTTTATTGTCAAGGCAAGTTATTAAAACAACCAGTGCCTCGATGGGAAATGAAAGCTTTAGATTTAATGGAAAAACTTTCAGGCAAAATCCCTTATTATATTTTCGGCGGAGCTTATTCAGAACCAATGATGAATGCTTATATGATGACTTTTCTAGCTATGACTAAGAAGTGTGGAGCTAATTTTGGAATTCATACTAATGGATCAATGTTAAAGATTTTAGAAGAAAGCCAAGGATGGATAACAGAACTTTGTGAATTAGCCAAAGACCCACAAGACTATCTAAGTATTAGTCTGGATGCAGGTTTTCCTAAAAGCCACAGTTTAACAAAAGGGCTAAAGAAAGATTACTTTACTGACATCATCAAGGGAATTGAGATGGCCGTTAAAATACGGGGGAATAAAAAGTATCCATCCATTAGGATTTGTTTCTTAATGAATAAAGTTAATTCATCATCAAAAGAAATAAAAAATATAATTAGCATTGCTAAGAAATTGAAAGTAGATTCCCTTCGATTTTCTATACCTTACGCTTTATATGGCCAAGACTTTGAAGTAGTCAGGAAGTATAAACAGAATGTTGAATTAAAACAGAACAAAGAATATGAAGTAAGACTTAAACCTTTAATGTCAAAAAATGTTGATGAAAAGCCATACATTTTTTATCTTTCACCCCAATATCAAGATGTTGATGAAATGAGTTTTAAGCAATGTATTTATTCTTATTACCAGATAACTTTAGCGGCTGATGGTTATGTTTATAGATGTTCTTGTACTGCATCTCCTTCATTTAGCAATCATAGATTAGGGAAAACAACAGATAATTTAGGCAAGTTCAATAAAATGGTTATGGCAAACCATAATCCAAATTGGAATGCAGGAAAAGAATGTTGGGCAAAAGGGGCGAGGTGCAATAGAATGTCTTTAGAAATAAACAAGGCATGGAGAGATAGAAAATGAGTTATCCAAAAAATAGAAAATCATCACTTAAACATCTCAAAAAAAAGGCTCTTGATATGTATAAATCTGGATTATCTAGTATACAAGTTGGAAAAAAGCTTGGTATTAGTTCTACTACTATTTGTAGTTGGGTTAGAAAAGAAGGAGTTAATCGAACATTCTCAGAAGTAAATAAACTTAGAGGTGCTATCCCGCCATCTCAAAAAGGTAAAAAACGGTCTTTAAAAACAAGATTAAAAATAAGTGGTTCTAAAAATCATTTTTGGAAGGGTGGAATATCTTCTTTAGCTAAACGACTTCGTATGAGCCAGAAGATGATAAACTGGCGTAATAAAGTATATAAGAGAGATAATTATACTTGTCAGATTTGTGACTGTGTAGGTAGAAATTATAAAGGTAAATCATTAAATGTTCATCATTTATTAATAACTGTAAAGTATATGGTGAATAAATTTAAAACACTTAAAGATTGTTTTAATTACAAGCCATTTTGGAAATTAAGTAATGGAACTACATTATGTGAAAGTTGCCATAAAAATGTTCATCGTTATCAGGAGAAGATATGATTAAAACAGCACTCTTAGGTCATGGCTATTGGGGTAGTAAGCTTGAGAGGTATATAAAAGAGAATAAGAATTTTGATTTAGTTCATATTTGTAATTCAAAAACAGATATGAGTAAAGTTTGGCCTAATGTTGAAGCAGTAGTTGTCGCCACTCCAATTAACACTCATTATAAGGTTGTTAAAGAGGCTCTTTTAAATAATTGCCATGTCTTTTGTGAGAAACCATTAACTAAAAAGACAAAAGAATGTTTAGAACTTAAGAAACTAGCCGAAAAGAAAAAACTTACTCTTTGTGTAGATTATACCTGGACATTTTCTAAAAGCCTTAGAGAAGCCCAAAAAATTGATTTTGGCAAAATAAAGTATATAGACATAATTATTAACAGGCCAAAAAGAAAAGGTACAAAAGAAAATGTCTATTGGCTTTTAGGAGTACATGCAATGTCTATTAGAGAGATGTTTCCTCCTTCAAAGTATCCAAGTGCAATTACTACTGATTCTAATTCTCACATTAAAAGAACAACAGTAGTAATTTGGGGGGCCAAGAAAAATATTCTTCTTGATTTGGGAAAGGAAAAAGACAATCTTGAATATGCTGTCGGATACTTTTATAATGTTATTAAAGGTAAAGAAAAAACTAATTTAGATACTGCAATTTTAATAACTAAAACCATAGAATATGGAAACATCTAAAATGAAACTACATTTAGGTTGCGGCCCAAAAAAATACCAGTTAGAAGGTTGGAAAAATGTTGACAAAGATCCACAATGTCAACCTGATGTTTGTTATGATTTCGGTGCGGGCATACAAGAACATGATAATTCTGTAGACGAAATATATTTTGCTCATTCTCTTATGTATTTTACTCACGAAGAAGTTAAAGGTATTTTAGAAGATTGTCATCGTATATTGAAACCAGAGGGATTAATAAGAATTACAGAAGATAATAAACATCTAAGAATTAGAAATGAAGCTCAACAAAGACAATATGAGGCAGGTGAACTTGCTAATAGGATTGAAATGAGAGAATTTTTAAGAATAGCAGGATTTGTAGAAATTGAAGATGCGGAAGAATTTCCAGAAGCCAAACATCACATTGAAACTCCACACGATTATCCGTTAGCAACTGGTAGACCTTCTGTTTATTTTTTGACAGCTAGAAAGATAAAAAGAGATAAATCTCCTGTATGTTATATGGGATTAGATGACTTCGGTGAAACTAATTCTAATTTAGATTTATTATGGAAACTAAGAAATCATTTTGATAATTTTAAAGTGAATTTATTTGCTATTCCTAATGATAATCTAAGAGAAAGTTGGCTAAATTATATAAAGGATTTGGGATGGATTCAATTATGTGTTCATGGCTACAATCACTTACACAATGAAAAAACACGGGCAGAAGGTAAACGTATTTTTGAAGATATAGGTGAAAAAACATTAAACCTATTAACACAGAAACATTGGGCAAAAGTTTATAAAGCACCTAATTGGGATTTATCTGATGAGATGTACGACAGGTTAAAAAAATTAGGTTTCAAAATATTATTAAAACCACAAGATAGTCGAGAGGGAATTAAACATAATTGGGAAATTAACACAACACCACCTGATTTATCAGAACTACATGTGTATGGTCATGTTTACCCTTTTAGTAAGAAAGTTGGTTCTTCATTGCATTTATATTTAGATAACATATTAAAATTACCCAAAGGGACAATATTTAAATTATATGAATAAACATTGTATTGCTATTCGATGCTTAGATAGGGCAGAGTATCTAAAACAATGCCTAGACTCTTTAGAGCAAAATATTGGTTTGGAAACTACTGATTTTTATTTGTTCCAAGACGGTGCTGTTAATGATTTTTCTAAAATAAGGTATGCAAAAAATGAAGATATAGAAGACTGTATAAATGTTTTTAGAAAATCAAAACTTCCCAACAAACATCTTTTCCGACAAAGACATAATGTTGGTAGTTCTATTCAAAAATATACCGCATTAAAATTACTCGCACCTCAATATAAATATATTTCTTTAACCGCTAACGATCATGTTTTTAATAAATATTATCTCAAGACTTTAAAAGTTCTATTCGAACAATTCAAGAATGATGAAGACATAGGATTGATACAGACATCATTTAGATGGACAGGAGCAAATGTTCAATCAGAAGAAGATGCGATAAAAAATGAGAATAAAGTAGGATATGGTTTTTCACATCGAGGTGAATTAAATTTTTGGAGCGAAAAATGGTTTAAAAAAATTGAACCTCATGCTTACCCATTTTATTCACTAACAGAAAAATGTGATTATCGTGAATTTTTATATAATTCAAACATTTACAAAGATATTAGAGACAATATCCAGAAAACGTATGGAACACTTCATGATGATTTTATTTTAGAGAAATCAGTCATTAGAGCAGGGTATAAAGGAATACATACAAAAGCATTACGATTTAAAATTATTGGGAAAAAAGGGCATTATTCTTTTAGTAAAGATTTATGGGACAGACTACATTTCGAAAAAGTACGTTTACATGATGTAGGAAATGTAGAAAAATATATTTTAGAATGAAAAAAATAACTAAATTACATAATAAACATAAAGGGCAGGAGATTTGGGTTGTAGGCTCAGACCCGACTCTTGAAGACTATCCTGATAATTTTTTAGATGGCAAATTATCAATTACTGTTCACTTGGCTCATATGAAATTTCCAAATGCCACCTACAGGTATTTCAATGAAAAAGATAGATTTCTTTTTCTAAAAGATAAGTATCCAGATTTCTTAGACAAAATAAGTATTTTTGGATTTCCTTTTTACAATAGAACGCCTCAAGAATCTGAAGAAGAAATCAAAAAAGTAAAAGAAAGTTATTTTCTTAATTCAAGACCCTATCCTCCTAAAGGAAACTTTAATGACATCTTTAGTGATGTTGGCACCAATGCTATGGAAAAAATGGTCACAGAAGCCATTGAAGCCACTTCTAACATCTTTGGTGGGCATGGCACCTGTATACACAATGCGATGTATGTAGCTATTATGATGGGTGGCAATCCTATTAATGTTATTGGGGCTAATTTTAGAGCAGCAAAAGGTAAAGAGCATTTTGGAGAAGCACAGAATATTGACCATAAAATGAGACCTACCACCGCCTCTTTTACTGGTTATCGAGGAACAAGAATGACGAGAGGATTAAATGCGATTATAGCTGGATGTAAAGCTCACAATATTAAAGTTAATTGGATTGAAAAATATGATACAAAAACAAAACAACTTGTGTATAAACATACGGAGCTTCAAACGGAAAAAGTATCGAAAACAGTATCTAAAACAGTATCTGAATTTACTCCTCTCTAATAGTAAAATTTAATTATACGATGTTAGCAATGCCGATAGGTATAAGATTCAAATCAATATAATATGCCAAGTGAAGTAAGAAAAACTATTTTTAAGATAATGGAACATTATAGAAGGCTCATAAAGCCTGATAATAGGGATTGGAAGGTTTTGGAAGTAGGAATTGATGGCGACCCTCAACCAGGAGGAAATTATAAATATTTTGGGATAGGGAATAATTACAAAACATTAGATATACTTAAAAGAGTTAATCCTGACATTGTTGCTGATATTTGTGATACCAAACTACCAAAAGAAGAATGGGATTTAATCATTCTCAGCCAAACATTAGAACATATTTTTGATTTTAAAGCAGCAATTAAAGAATGCTACCGATTACTAAAGTTAGGTGGGTTTCTAATTATTGATTGCCCATTCATTTACCCTTATCATGGGGCAGAAGGCTATGATGATTACTGGAGAATATCTCATACAGCAATGAAGATATTATTAGAAGAAGTGGGTTTTGAATATGGAAAGACAGTTTCGGTTAACGAAATATTAACATCAGCAATGGTGAGAAAACCAAAATGAAAACTTGTTTCTTGGATTTTGATGATTTTAGTGAAACCAATAATAGATTAGATTGGTTGTGGATGTTAAAAAATGAGTTTCCTTATTTCAAAGTAAACCTATTTACTATTCCAGGAGAGTGTAGTGTTCCTTTTTTGGATTACATTAAAGAAATTAAATGGATTCAATTGTGTGTTCATGGTTATAATCATGAACATGATGAAGATGTTTCAGAAAGAGCATTAAAAATGCTTAAAGATTTTGAATATAGCATGGTTTATAGAGCACCCTTTTGGCAATTATCAGATAAAATGTATAAGAGACTAAAGAAATTAGGATACAAAATTATGCTTCATCCTGATGATCCAAGACAAGGTATCAAATATAACTGGAATATTAAAAACAGCCCCCCATCTCTGAATAATTTGCGAGGGCATGGTCATATACAAGACACCCAAGGGAATGGGTTAATTGAGGCATTTGGAAACATTCTTAAATTACCGAAAGATACAGAGTTTAAATTTATATGAAAATTAATACAGAGGATAAATTAAAATATCGTGGTTTATTGGGTAGTATATTTAGTTTTTATCACAAAGGTACAAAGTATTCTAATCAAACAGTTCAAGATGTTTTAAATGATTTTTTTAAAATTAAACAAAAAAAGGCGGAGGAATATAAAGAAATTATTGATAAATATAAACTAAATTTAATTCATGATTTAAAAAGAAAGATGAAAAGATATATATAGTTTTATAAGTAAGATAAATAAGGAGAAAAAAATATGAAACCCAAAATCTCAGTCATCATTGCTACCTACAACCGCCCTCAACTTTTACAAAGGGCAATAGATAGTGTTTTAGCCCAAACTTTCAAGGATTTTGAATTAATTATTGTTGATGACCATTCAGATAAACCCCCAAATATTAAACTTCCAGATGATGAAGATAGAGTTGTTGCTATGAGATTGCCCTACAATACTGGCTATTTTGTTAGACCAAGAAACATAGGCATTATGATAGCTAGAGGCGATTACATCGCTTATTTAGATGATGATAATGTCTATCTGCCTAATCATTTAGAAGTGCTTTATGAAGCAATTATTAAGAACCAAGCCGATGTTGTTTATGGAGATAGGGTTTATAAAAGCACCAATCCCAATGAAACTAAATTTATGGGAAAGCAAAGTTACCCGTATGATTTAAAGCAAATTGAGCAAGGCAATTATATTGATACCTCTGACATTATGCATACTATTCAAGCAATAAACGATATAGGCTACTGGGATATCTTTTGGGAAAGAAAGGCTGATTGGTTGTTAATGGTAAGACTTGGCAAGGCAGGCATGAAAATAGTTCATGTTCCTGAAATAATTACTGAGTATCATTGGGGGGATTCGAACATAGGGCAGCAAAATCCACTCGGAGGTACTTATCCTCAAAGCACAAAAGAATCCAGACAACACATTCAAGGTCTAGCTAGAGATGTAAACAAAACATAATGTTATTGAAAAAGACAAGTATTATGTTATAATATAGTTATGAAAACAAAAATATGCCCTCAATGCAAATTAGAAAAACCTTATTCAGAATTCTATAAAAATAGAAAGACAAAAAGTGGATTAACTTGTTATTGCAAAATATGTTCTAACAAAAATCTTTTAAAATATAAAGATAGAAAACCTCTTTATTCAAAACGAACATATCTTAAATATAGGCAGAAAAGGCTTAAACAAAACAGGGAGGATACAAAACAAATAAGAAAAAGAAGTTTTGAAATTATTGCAAATGGCGGGAAAATTGAATGTGTTAAAAGTAATAAATGGGGTTGTTGTAAAAATAGTTCAGACATAGATTTTCTCTCTTTTGACCATATTTATGGTAATGGATTTAGGCATAGACTTAAAACAGGAGATGGTTCTTCAAGACGATTATATCTTTGGATTATTAAAAATCCTGAAGAAGCGAGAAATCAATTACAAATTCTATGCATGAACGCACAAATAAAAAAAACAAGATTAAATAGGGAGCATAGAAGTGCTACTATTGAAAAACCAAAGTGGCATGATGATAATGTTGGGCAACAAAACCCACTTGGTGGAGAATTCTCTAAAATTACAAAGCCATCTAAAGAACATATTAGAAATTTAGCTAAAGATGTTCATAAAAAATGAAAATAGCTCTATTTTCACTCTTTAAATCAGGCTTGTTTAGTGTAATCAAATCTATTATAATATTAATATGCCTACAGGAGTTTATAAAAGAACTAAACCAGTATGGAATAAAGGTAAAAAACTATCTAAAAGTCATAGAGAAGCACTTAGTAAATCATGGAGCTATGAAAAACATATAACAGATAAAGTAAGAGAATCAGCAAGAAAAGTAGCAATAAAATATTTACATACTAAAGCAGTAGCAAAAAAAATAAGTAAATCATTAACAGGTAAAAAACTAAGCAAACAACATAGAGAAAATCTGCGAATATCTCACTTAGGTCAAAAGCAACCCTGGACAGGAAAGAAGCGTTCAGACAAACATAGATTAAAACTTAGTGGAAAAAATCATTACAATTGGAAAGGTGGAATAACAGAATTACATCACGCTATTAGAAATTCAGATAGATATAAACAATGGAGAAAGGCAGTTTTTGAAAAAGATAATTATATTTGTCAAAAATGTAATATAAAAGGAAGAACTTTAGAAGCTCATCATATTAAATCACTTACGAAGTTAATTAAAGAAAATAATATCAAAACGCTTGAACAAGCTATTAAATGTAAAGAATTGTGGGATGTAAAGAATGGAATTACATATTGTATAGAATGTCATATGATAATAGATAAATATAGAAGAAGGAGAAAAACAAGATGAAGGTTGCTATTTTCACTTTAACGAAAGACCGATTTAGTTATACTAAAAGAACTTTTCAAAGTCTTGCTAAAAAGACTCATATTCCCTATGACCATTTTGTCATTGACCAAGGAAGTGAAGATAAGACAGTAGAATGGCTTAATCAATTTCATAATCAATTAGGCAAAGTTTATGTTTATCCTCTTGCTATGAATATTGGCATTAATCGAGGTGTTAATTTTGCTATTGACAGAATTGGTGAAGAATATGATGTCATAATCAAATTAGATAATGATTTAGAGATTGAAACAGATGGTTGGTTAGAAAAATGCTTGAAAGTTTTAAAACCCAGACTCTTACTTTCGCCTTATGTTAAGGGCTTAATAGACAATCGAGGAGGAGTTAATAGAATAGGCTTTGATAATATAATTGGATATACTCCTTTTATTGGTGGTATTTGTATGATAGGATTAAAACAGGCATGGAAAGAAGATTCTGGCGGTTGGGAAGTGCCTAAACCCAAACATGCAGGAGGAGATTTATCTTTCTGTATGAAACTTCAATTAGCAGGATATAGGTTTGGGTATAGAGAAGATGTAATTATCAAACATATTGATACAACTGTGGGTCAACAAGAAAAATACAAAGATTATTTTGAGTTAAGAAAACAAGAAAGGAGTGTGATATTTTAAATGATATTGCCAATAAAGAAATATACATGTCAAAAATGTAACCATACATTTTCAGAAACATCTCCTCCTAATTTCGTAAAGAGTGTAATACCTCCATGCCCTATTTGTGCATCTAATGACATTCAAAACATAAACTATGTTGAAAAGAAAAAGAAAAAGTAGTATTATGTATTTGACAAACAGATTTAGAATTTATATACTTGTCTTAGTTTAAAGGTTTAGTAAAAAGTTCTAACAAGAGTTTATAGCTCATGGAACTTTTTTTAATAAAATGTATATCATTTACAATTGCGGGCATTACCCGACGCTTACAATAACAACGAAAAACGGAAAGAAATATAGTTTTAAGAAAAAATTTGTAACAAAAGTAGATGATAAAGATGCGGAATATTTTTTAGAGAAAACCTCAAGAGATATCTCTTGGTGTAATATAAATGATAGAAGTATCCCGCCTTTTATGAAACTTGAAGACTGGTGTGCGGGTAAAAAGGGAAGATTTGATGGTCAACCTTTTAAGATATACGATCCAGAGAGATACAAAAATTTATTTCTTTTAAAATAATAGAAACAATTATGACAGATACTAAAGTTCAAAGATTTAAATTCACTATTCCTATTATCAAAACAAGTATTAAGATTGTTAAAGATAAAAAGGGAAATGAAATTGAAGAAAAATATGTCGAAGGTATTGCTTCAGGAACAGAATTAGATTTACATGGCGATAGAATGGCACCATCTGCCATTAAGTCAATGGCAAAATCCCTCAAACAACACATTGTTGCCTTAAATGCTGAACATGACACCTCTTGGTTAGGAGAATTGGGAGATATTGCCAAATTGGAGGTTTCCGAAAATAATGATTTGGAAATTAAGGCTAAATTAAATGAAATGAGTTCTTCTAAAGATTTATGGTATGCCTTAACAGAACAGGATAAAAAACTTGGATTATCAATTGGTGGCTATGTTAAAGATTATGAAATGGTTAAAGAAGGCGAAGGAGAGGATGCACAATGGGTTCGTCTTTATAAAGAGATTGATTTAGATCATATTGCTGTTACTTCACGACCAGCTTATCCTAAATCTTGGGTTTCAAATATTGCAAAATCAATAAAAGATAGTGATGAAAAGTTGTTAAAAAAAATACAACCTAAAAAGACAAAAGAAAAAAGTAGACAAAGTCAGAAAGATAAAAGATTAAGAGAATTAGCAAAGAAAATATCAAGAAAGGTACAGGTAATGGAAGCAGAGTTGCTTCTAGAGTTAACTTACACAGGATTACAATTCTGTGATGAGGAATTATTATTAACCATCGAAAGGAGCCTATCCGTGGCAAACAAAAATATCTCACTGGAAGCTGAGGAAGCCAAGAAAAAGGCTGATGCCCAAAAGTCTAAACCCGAAGACAAAAAGGATGAAATCTTAGCAACCCCAGAGAATGAGCAATCCGAAGAGAAGAAAGCCAAAGGCAAAGAAGGAAAAGAGGAAAAGTCTGATAAAAAAGATAAAGCCTCTAAGAAATCTAAGTCTAAGGAATCTAAATCTGAGGAAGCGGGTAAAAAGAAAGACGAAAAGGCAGTCGAAAAAGAAGGCAAAACTTCTGAGTCTGATGAAGAAATCAAGTCTAAAAAAGACGAGAAAAAATCTTCTGAAGAAAAATCAGAGAAAAAACCTGTCGACGCTGAGAAAACAGAACTTTTAAAAACTGTTAAGGAAATGTCTAACAGTATGAAAGCAGTTCTGAAAAGCAATGAAAAACTCATTGAACGAGTTGAAGAGCTTGAATCTCAACCAGCAAGTCGTAAGACTGTAGAAATTACAAAGGGAGTTGGCGACGAAGGAGGTAGTGATAAAACTGCCGAAGAACTTCTTAAAGAAAGCAAGAAAAAAATTGCAGAAGTAAGGAAGGAATATGCCAATGATCCAAACCTTTTCTCTAGGATTCAAAGAATCCGTTCTGATTACGCTGAACGAGCATAAAAGCAAAAAGTAAAAGTGTTAGATTTATTAATTAATTTGACTAGAAAGAGCCTACAAGTATGGAACAAACAAATAAACAGGATCTAAGAAAAGCCCTACTTGAAGCTGCTACACTCTTAGAAAAGTCAGCAAAAACATCTCGAGGTGTGGATGAAGCCGCATCCATGCTCATGAAAGATGCCATTGCCACTACAACTTCTGGAGCGTTTACTCAGCGAGAACACCTCGATACACAAATTGGGGATATTACTCGCCGAAATACACCGTTCCTAGACAGAGTTGCTAGGGTAAAAGCAAATGGTAAAACTCATGAATGGGACATGGTTACTGCATTAGGCGATGAAGACACTTGTGTCTTAGAATGTGGTACACCTCCAGAGAATGACGCAACAATCACTCGCTATTCTGCTCAAATCAAGACCTACGCCACAAGCGTAAAAGTCTGTGATTTAGCACAATGGGCAGCAAGTGATTACTTTGACTTGATGAACCTTCATCTGGAAAAAGGTATGCGAAAAATTCTTCATGATGTAGAGGCAAAAATTTATTACGGTAACTACGATGGGGCAACCCCTTGTGACTTTACTGGTCTATATAAATTGATTGCTGATTATGCTGGATCATCTAATACCGTCAACGCAACTGGGAATCCGATTTCCCAAACCTATATAGACAACGCCATTCAGGCAGTTGTTGACCAGGGCGGGATGGTTACCCATATGTTTATGGGGGCAAAAGACCTAAGAGATTTCGCAGCTCTCTGGGCTAATAAAGTAGTCTATAACGACCCAGGTGCTGGAATGACTTTCGGCTATAATGTAGCTCGCTACATGTCTTGGGCGGGTGCAATTGAAATTGTTCTTGACCCGTTCTTGGTAGCAGCTAATTCGCCGAACACACCAAACACGGACGTTTTCATAGTAGATATGAATGAGATTGCTTTAGCCCAAACAGAGCCAATGTATCGGCTTCCTACTTACCGTGCTCTAGACTTAGCGGAAACGCAAACAGTAGTCTGGAACATTGTTTTGGAAGTGCGAGTGCCTCAATGGCAAGCAGTTGTCAAGAATTTAGGATAAACTCAAAAATAGTAAAAGATGGCCAAGAGGGAAGAGCGATTAAGACTTGCCTTCCCTTTCAACCAAATGTAAGTTGAGAATTAAGATAAAGTGTTATATAATTAGAATGTACGCTTAATATTTAGTAAAAAGTTAATATGAAAGATTTAGTTATAGTTAAAAGTAAAACAATCAATAATGAGTCAGTTCCTATTGTTTTTAACATCGTAAAAGTTTTAGATGGAGGAGTTGATGATGAAAGAGAAATTAGTCGATCTTATGTTTTCAAGAATTTCAAAGCAGAAATTCCTTTGAAACTAGCTAAGATTCTAGTAAAACAGAATCCTGATGAATTCTCAATCTTAGAGTTAAAAGACGAGAAACCAACCAAAGAGATTAAAAAAATGCTTAAGGTTTCAGAGGAAAAAAGAGAAGGGTTCATTTGTTCTCATTGTAAAGCCGAAGCTAAGAGTAAAGCAGGATTACTCTCTCATATTAGATACGTTCACCCTGAAAAATGGGAAGGTAAAAAGACAGTTAGAAAGGAAAAATAAAAAATGGTTGCTGGAAACTTTATAGTATACAATTACACAATTGCTAATGGAGCAAATCAACAATTGGATTTAAATGCTGTTGTTGGCACAGAGATGTTAGTCAAAATTACCCCTAGTGTCGCTGATGTAAGGGTTTTATTTACTCCCTCAAGTGGCACAACACTTGCTACCGTAGCAAACGCTTATGCTCTCCCAGCGGGAGAAACAGAATATCAAGTAGGTAGGGGGCTTTCTAGAATATCTCTACTTAATCCGACAGGAGCTGGAATTACAGTATCTATTGCAGTGTTCTTCTAAGCAAAGTCTAAATAGTAAAAGGTTTAGCTATGAATAAAATAATATTTTTATTACCATCCCTAAATGTTAGTGGTGTTCCAATTCTTTTTGAACTAGCTAATAGGCTAATTGAAAGAAATCACGATGTTAGAATTACTTCTCTAGACGAATTAACCTCACCTCTTTACCCTCTTCAAGTACAACCTCAGAAAATACAAGATAGTTTAGAATTCCTTGAAAAAGCAGATGCGATAATTGCTTATCATCCTTCTTGTGCTTTTTATATTAATGATTTAGATGTTAAAGCTAAAAAATTCTACTTTTTAACTGATGACATTAAGAGGTTTTATACCCGAAAAGTTATAAAAGCAAATTTCCCACAATTAGATGAAAATAGGATCGAGATTGAATACGAAGCTCAACAAAAATACTTAGAAGCATCCTATCAACTTCCATTCAAATTTATAACTACTAATAATGATTTAGCATCTATGATGGCAAAGAAAGCAAGCGTTGTTCCCATTGGGATTAATCACAAATTATTTTATCCAGAATTAGCAATTCCCAAGAGTGATGTTCTTAGAATTCTTATCGAAGGAAATTTACTACCCTGGAAAGGAGTTGAAAGTGTTAATCGAGCCTTATCAGATTTAAGAGGTTTTGAACTTTGGACGATGAGCAATACTAAATTTACAATCAAAAGCGATAAACATTGGATGAATCCTACTGTTGATGGTACTAGAAAAATATTATCTTCTTGCGATATATTAATAAGAACTTATTATGAAGATGGTTTAGCTGATTTATCAGCTCAAGCAATGGCTTGTGGTTGTGCTGTAATTACTAGAGAAACTTCTGGTTCTAAGATGTTTTGTAAACATAATGAAAACTCTTTAGTATTTCAAACAGGAATAAATCCTAAAGATGACGTATCTAAAATTAAAACTTCTATTGAAAAATTAATGAAGAATAAAAAACTAAGAGAAAAAATAGTTAGAGGTGGATTAGAAACTGCTAAAAAATTGAATTGGAATAATTCTGTGTTAAAATTAGAGGTTGCTTTAAAGGGGAAGAAATAATGAGAAATTCTTATGTAATAATAAACTCAGAAGAATTAAGGAAAGTATATAAAACAAAAAATATAAAAGAATGTGCTAAGTTTTTTGATTGTTCACCTGAAACTATTAAAAGAAAACTTATTAGACTTGGGATTAGAATTAAAACTAAATCAGAAGTTTTAAAAGCATATTATAAAACAGATAAAGCTATACCAGAAAGGAAAAGAAGAAGTAAAAGAGCAAAGAGAAACAAAATTTTTCAACATTATAAGGGAAGTGGAATCGGATTGCCAAAAAATGTAAAAGGAAAGAAAAATGGTAATTGGAAAGGTGGTAATTCTCCTAAATATTGGAGTCAAA